AGAGCTTGCGTGACATCACCAAGCAAAAGGGATTTCCTACAGATGTAACTTTCCCGGAAATGCCGGAGTAAGGAGCGCAAAATGGCCGTACTAAATAGTGAAACAATGATAACCTCCAATCTGGTCACAACAGGTATGACGGTTAATGGGACAGCCTCCACTACCTCGGGCATGAACGCGTTGGCGGAGATTATTTCATCCCCGACTCCCGGTGAGGTTTCGTTTACTACCCCTGGAACGTTTGCTTTTATTGTTCCAGCAGGGGTAACGCGAATCAGTGCTGTGGCTATAGGTGCAGGCGCTTCCGGTGGTTACACCTGGGCTAACTCGGCGGGTGCAGGAGGCGCACTTGCATATGCAAACGCCATCCCTGTTACGCCAGGCCAATCTATTTCAATCACTGTGCCACCCAGGATATCTGCGCAACAAACCAGTGCTGCCAGCGCTGTTGTTGGGTCTTTCTTTTCTGCACAAGGTGGCACTCATGGCGCTACTTCAACCAGGGCCGCTCCCGTGTCCGGCTCCGTAACTGCAAGAGGCGGCAGTGGTGGTTTGTGTAGCACTAACGGCTATGGTGGTGGCGGTGGTGCAGGTGGGTATTCGGGCAATGGTGGAGATGGGAGTTACGGCGTAACCGGAAGTTCGTCTGCCAACGGGGGTAATGGCTCAGGTGGTGCTGCTGCTGGAGGCTATGGCTACCAGTCTTCCACGTATTCTTTTGGTGGCGGCGGCGGTGTAGACTTGTTTGGAACGGGCCTTTCTGGCACAAATCCATCAAGCATGTCCGAAGGCAATTCCTGGTCTTACATAACCAGCTCCAACAATGGCTACGGGGGCAAAGGTGGTTCAGGCGGGGAGCAGGGGTCGCCAAACTCAAACGGCACACAGACCTTCTATGGTCGCACTACCTATCACGGGGAAGGTGGACGTTATGGTGGCGGCGGTGCGGGTGGCGGAACTTCTGTTTCTTCTACCGCTCAATTTTGCTCCGGCGCTCAAGGGGCAGTTAGGATTATTTGGGGTCCAAATAGATCCTTCCCCAGTTTAGCCACCTAATACCTAAAGGAAAAACATGTCTAATCCGTTTTATATCCAACTGGACGCTGATGGAAACCCCATTGGCAATCCAGTCATGGCACAAAACCTTACAGAACTGCTTGGTAGTGAGGTAACTCCAGAGTCAGCAGAGACTTTAAACTACGTGCCAATTGCAGAGAATGCTCCGACGCTCACATATAGCCAGACCTGCAACTACATTGGGTGGTCTAAAAAAGAAGATGGCTCGTTTTCAATGGACTACGAGATCATCAACTTTACCCAAGAACAGGTTGTAGACCTCTTGGTTCGTGGTCGTCGCACTTTTGAGTTGGCGAATTCTGACTGGACACAGCTCCCAGATGTTGCTTTATCCGCCGAGGAAAAAGCTGCTTGGGCTGCTTACAGGCAAGAGCTACGGGACATGCCCGCCACGTATGCCACTGCTCAAAAACCAGAGGACATCACATGGCCTGCAAGACCAAATGAGCCTGAGTTTGTAGCTCCACCAGCATAATGGCGCTCAAAGACGCAATTAAGGAAAACCATGACAAGGCGGAGCAACATCCCTTTGTCAAGGTTCTCCTGTCGGGGGAAATCCCTGTTCCGGTCTACGCTGACCTGCTACTTAACCAGTTGTTTTGCTACACCAAGCTGGAAGAAGTTGCGTACGGCAAGGGCCTGTTAAGCGGCATTGAAGACATCTGCCGGGGCCCTAAAATCGAGTCCGACTACATTGAGTTTGCTCAAACGGCTACGGTGTATCCCTCTACCAAAAGGTATATGGAGTACATTGACACGGTGCCGGACGACAAGCTGATGGCACATATCTATGCACGGCACTTCGGTGACTTGTATGGTGGTCAGATGATCAAGAAAGTCATACCTGGCCAGGGTTCCATGTACCAGTTTGACAATCGAGCAGAGTTAATCAGCAAGGTTCGTGAGCGGCTATCGGATGAGTTGGGTGACGAAGCTAATCGGGCTATGGAGTTCAATCTAAACTTATTTGATGAGATTGCCGATGCCCACCATATTTCAGCAACTTGAGGATGCGGCAAGCCTCCTCCAATCTAGACTAAGCCGCTACGAAGCGGTAGACGAAGGCCACCGTTACTCGTGGCCTAATTTCGTTTATCAGGACAAAAGCTTTCGCAGAGCGCACCTGGACATTGTGGATGCCAGGGAGACAAAAAAGCTGTACATGATGCACTTGTGCATCTTTCCCCATGTAAATGATCCGGCTCCCGTCTTTGGGTTTGACATCATTGCTGGCCCCAACAAGGTCACTGGCGCGTTCCATGACTTCAGTCCTGTGGTCAAGGGTCATCCCATGCTCAACTGGTTTCAAGACCGCGTGTCAGGGTATACCTGGAGCAAGCAGCGTGAACTACCTGAGTGGGCTCGGAACATATTTAGTGGCTCAATGGTGGCTGCAGGCAATATTCAGGATTCACAAGAGCTGGCTATCGTCATAAAATTGGTCACAGAGAACCTCGACCATTACCTCAAAGAGGTAGGCCATGGGGATGGGCAACACTATGCAGAACAGCAAAACTGGTACTGTCAGAACCAAAAGAAGAATCCACACACCCCGCGTGTTATGGAGTCGCTTGGTCTTGACCCTGTCGAAGTGCAAGAGTTCATTCACACGTGCCTTTTCCCTGAGGTGGAATCAGCCGCATGTTCTGGACCTGTTGGCTAACCTGGCGTTGACTAAATAATGTTTGGATTTGCGCCATTTGCCCGTGTTCCCTTTGCTGCCCTTCCAAAGGTAGGCATCCCTGCGCTTGCTGAGCTTACTGGCCAGGAAATTGCCATGTTCCTGACTGCTCCGACCGTGGTGGGCATTGGCAATGTACTTCTTGTTGCACAGCAACAATTGGAAGCCTCTACAGGCACGCTTACGACGGATTCTGCCTATCGGATCACGGGCCAGGAGTTGCAGTCATATATTGCTGATTTGGCCGTTTCTGGTAAGGGTACAACTACCCTGACCGGCCAGGAAATCCAGTCTGCAACGGGCAACATTCGGACAGGCTTGGCTGTTTATGTGTTCTCTCAGGTATTGAGTTCAGCGACCGGAAGCTTGGCGGTAGAAGCCAAGGGCAATGTGTTGCTGACCGGAGAAGAGTTCTCTGCTTTGGTTGAATCGGTAACGACTCAGGCAAAGGCCACAACTACCCTGACTGGCCAGGAAATCCAGGCAATTCAAGCCGCAGTGGAGATTTACACACAGACCAAGGTCTTTGTCTCTTCACAGCAGATTTTGAGCGCAATTGAGAGCCTGGTGGTGACGGGAGAGGCCAACGTGGTCGTCTCTGCACAAGAGATCGTTTCGTTCCTCAACAGCGTGCAGGGCAAGGCAAGTGCAACGACTTCCGTGTCTTCACAGACCTTCCAGGCCCAGTACGGAATCTTGTCCGCTACGGGCAAAGCAAACGTCGTTCTTGCCTCTCAGCAAGCTATCATAAACTTAACCGATGTGCTAGTATGGGGTATCGTTCCTGATCCCCAGATCCCGAATTGGCAGCCGATTAACGACAGCCAACCTGATGTGTGGGTTCAGGTCAACGCGGTACAGACGACAACGTGGACCGCGCCCGTCAAACCTCCATCTACCTGGACAGTGGTAGATGACACACAGGACGACAATTGGAATGAAATAATTCACTAAAGAGTTAAAGGAGCAGAACATGCCTTCTAGTTATAGCCCCCTGAAAATCCAGTTAATGGCAACTGGTGAGGACTCAGGGACATGGGGCCAGATCACAAACACGAATCTGGGCACTGCTCTGGAGGAAGCAATCGTCGGCAGCACTGACGTATTGTTTTCTGGCTCAGACGTCACTTTAACTCTTACAAATACAAATACGTCGCAACCTGCGCGTAACATGCGTTTGAATTTAACGGGCAGCTCAGGCGGTGCTCGTACGTTGACTGTACCTTCTATTGAGAAGAGCTACATCGTAAACAACAACCTTGCCGATGCTGTTGAGGTCCGTAACGCCACAGGAACCGGAGTCATTGTCCCTGCATCTAAAAGCATGGTGGTGTATAGCACAGGAACCGGTGTTGTCAACGTCACTACGCACGCAACCAGTCTTTCCCTAACAAACGCTTTGCCCCTGACCAGTGGTGGCACTAACGCAACCACTGCTGCTGGCGCGCGTACCTCAATTCTGCCTGCTTATGCAACCAATGCAAACAAGGCACTCGTTGTCAATTCTGGCGCTACCGATGTTGAATATGCGACGGTAGGCAACGTGTTGACCACGGCCGTCCAGCCTTTGACAAACAAGACGATTGCTGCCACACGTGAGTCAATCAATATCCAAGGCTCAAGCGCCTCTTCCACCGTACCCCTGTATGCACTGACTGCTTCAGTGTTGTACTACACAGGGCCTGCAGGAGGCAACTGGACTCTTAACGTGACGGGGGGCGTGTCAACAACCCTTGATTCCGTAATGGTTGTTAACGAATCAATCACAGTCGCATTCTTGGCCACAAACGGAGGCACGGCTTATCGCCAAACAGCGTTGCAGGTAGATGGAAACGCTGTTACCCCTAAATGGCAGGGTGGTTCTGCCCCAACAACAGGCAATGCAAACAGCATTGACTCGTACATCGTCACGTTGATAAAAACAGGAGCAGGGGCCTTTACCGCTCTTGAAGCACAGACGAGGTTTGCATAATGCCGTTACTTTCTACTTTTGCAAATGGATCTGCTCGCGGACTTGGTTTTGCGGGCGTGGGGCTGGCTAATGCACCTATTATTGGAACAGCAACTGCTACAGGTACTACATCCGCAACGGTGAGGTGGAGTGTTCCCATCAGTGATGGCGGGTCTCCAATCATCAGCTACACAATTGCACCGCCTAGTGGATCTCCCACCACGATTCCTTCAACGGGAGCAAGCACTTACGCGCAGTCTGTCACTAACCTGAGCCAAAGCACTAATTATCAGTTCCGTGTGTACGCAACGAACGCCTTGGGCAACGGACCATATAGCGCATACAGTAATTTGATTTCAACCTTTGGTGTGCCTAGCGCACCTGGTATTGGCAATGCTTCTGTTGCAAGCAATACCACTGCTTCGATTGACTACTATGCAGCATATGATGGTGGTTCAACTATTACGTCGTATACCGCAGTCTCA